CAACAAATTCAATATAGTCTTTCATTAAAACTTGATTCATACCAATTAATCTACAAGGAAGCGCTTCAGTAATAAATTCGAGTTCAATTATTACTGCTTCACTAATTATTTCATGGATTTTTGGTTTTTTAAGTGGTTTTAATAATTTACTATGTAATAATACAGCAAATTCAGTATGTAATGCTTCGTCGCGAGATATTAATTCATTTGAAAAGGTTAATCCAGGCATTAATCCGCGTTTTTTTAACCAATAAATAGCGCAAAATGCTCCTGAAAAAAATATTCCTTCAATACAAGCAAATGCAACTAATCGTGTAGCAAAATTAGATTTTTTATCATTAATCCATTTAATAGCCCATGCGCCCTTTTTTTTAATACATTCATATTCATCTAGTGCATTAAATAGTTTTGACTTTTGTGTTTTATCTTTGATATATGTATCAATTAAAGTAGAATATGTAATAGAATGGATATTTTCCATAGCAATTTGTAATCCATAAAATGCACGTGCTTCACTAAGTTGAACTTCGCCCATAAAGCGAACTCCTAAATTTTCTAATACTATTCCATCACTTGCAGCAAAAAATGCTAAAATCATAGATATAAAATGTCTCTCATCATCGGTTAAATTTTCCCAATCTTTATTGTCTTTTGATAAATCAATTTCTTCGGCTCTCCAAAATAAATCTTCTGCTTTTTTATACATTTTCCAGATGTCTTGATCTTTAATCGGAAACATTACATAACGATTAAGGTCTTCTTGTAATAAGGGCTCTACAAGATTTTTGTTCATCCTAAATAATATATGTATAGATTTTTATATTTTATTAATATATATTATAAAAATTATATATTTATAATTATAATTTTAATTATAATTATATTATATATATGAACTTTAAATTACCAAGAAATATTATTTCTAATAATGTTGTAAAAAATGTGCTATATTTAATAACTTTAGCATTAGCAGTAAGTTATATTATAAATGAGCAAAATTTAGCACTTATAAGTTTAATAATAATAGCTAGTGGAGTATATGTATTAAATAAAAGTGTTGTTATTGCTTTGTTTAGTTCGATTATTATTACTAATTTATTGCTGTCAATGAATTATTTTGAAAATATTAGTATAATAGAAAATATTGAAAATAGCGACAATTGCTGTAATGGGGCAACATTTTATACTTCTAATTTATTAAATTATAACGCTATAAGTGAAAATATAAATAATAAACTTACTTGTAATAGAATGGAAACTGATATTAGTGCACATCTTAACACTATTTCCACTAATGATACACAAAAAGCAAGATTTTTCTCAATGTTATATTCAAATAATAATTATGCAAAAGCAACAAGCATATGCAATACAATGGAACCGTCTAGTTCTACTTATAATATTAAAGGAACATTATTTAAAAAATCTGAAACAAATATTAATGTACTAGAAAGTCCAAATACATTACCTAAAGATATATTAGATATAATAGCATTTAGTAATATTAGAAATAATTTAAATGTTAATGATAAAACTATTTTAGAAAGAAATGTAATTGAACCATTACAAATTATGAATGGTGATTTAATTGCTTATACTAGACAAAATAATTTGCAAGCGCAAATAACCATTTCAGATTTAACAAACGACCAAAGAACTCAATTAAACAATATAAAAGCTATACTACTAGGCTTATATAATACCTCTAATACACCATTAACTACAACAACAAAAAAAGATACAACTTATACATTAATAGGTAAAAATAATGCTACAAACACTTATCAACCAATAGGAACACAATACATATTAAATATAGACCAATTTTTTGATTGTTCAGGTGTTGTTCAAAATAGTAATAGTGGAACATTCTCGGCATCTGATATACTAGAGTTAAGTAATAATAATTATTTTGGAACATCTGGTCGCTCTATTATTCAAGGTGGATTAGGAGATGCCAGTTATAATCCTTATGGAACTTTAACACAAGCAGATTTATACCCAAGTAATAAAGATTTAGAAATGGAATTACGCAGATTAGAAACATTACCAGCATCGGGAAATGCTCCTGTTAATATAATAAGTAGTTATTTAAATGCAATAAATAGTTTTTATGAAAAACAAATATCTAATTTAACTGGTCTTAAGAGTAATACATTTACTCAAGATTCAATAGAAGATATATATAGTATTAAAACAAAAAAACCTACATTTTTTACATATGATAATACTTATAATAATGAGTATCAATGTGAAGATAGTATAACCGGAAATTCTGTATTTAAATATTGTGGTCCATCAGCATATTATGAAATGCCAAAATTTTAAAAATTTTATAGTTTATAGTTTACAGTTTATAGTTTATAGTTTACAGTTTATAGTTTTTATAGTTTTATATATAATATTTTTATATATAAAACTATAAATGTATGGTTACGACCCTATATTTTTAGAAAAAAGAAAATTAAATGAATGGTTACAAGAATCAGAGGATAATATTTTAGTAATTTTTGATAAAAATAGTTTGAAATTTTCTGCGTCGCAAAATGATAGCATGAAAAATAAATCACAAGACAAAGTTTTCTGTTTGAAAAAACAGTTTTTATTTAATCCAGAAATAAAAGACATATATCTAAAATGTATTATAGAAAACGACCAACTTATGGTTAAAAAAACATATGCCAATAAAACTACATATAATAATATAGGATATTATGTTAATAAAAATGTGTTAATTGATATTAAAACTATAAAACCTTCATTACATGAAAAACGTATTTTTAAAGTTTCAATAAATAGTTATGATGAAGATAAAAATGGAGATAATATGTATATTTCAAAAGAAACTTTAGCATTATCTAAAATTGGAGTATTTAAAAACAAAGAAATAAATGCACTAGATAAAAAAATTATTAATAAAAATATTCCCTATAAAGAAGATGTTTATTTTGAAAAGTTATTATCAAACGCATTGTTTGACTATTCTTATAAATGGGATGGACCAATTAATTCTTATTTACGATTAGGTCTCCCCTATTTTTTGACTCCTATTTTTAATCAAACATATAAAGTTTATGGAGACACTAAAAAATATGCTATTTTAGAAATTTTAGCTAAAATAGAAGATTTAGATAGAGCATTTTTAGAAGCAGCACCAAGACACGAAGACTCGGAAAAAGCATATTTTAGAGGAATGAAACAACCTTTTGAAAATTTTACAAAAGAAGGTGACTCAATAACAGTGCAAAATTTTATGTCTATTACTACAAACTTTAAAGTAGCAGTAGGATTTTCAGGAATAAGAAAAGGTGGACAAACCAAATGTTGCGTATATAAAATTTTAGTATCAAATGGTGTACCATATATAAATATGATAAATACAACAAAATACAAAGCTGAAAATGAAACATTATTACCAAGAAATTTAAAATTAACTCTTATAAAAAACGCAACATTGCCACATCAATATTATGGTGAAATTCCAATAATAGTTGTAAGAGTTTCATTACAAAATAATGACCAATTTAAAATTCCTAGTGGTTGTAAGAAATTTTATTTAGGAAAATTAATTGGTGTTAAGTCGTCATATTTAGATGTAATTAGTAAAACTGAAATTGAAACTGAAACTAAACCTAAGAATAAAACTAAAACCAAAACTAAAACCAAAAATGAAATAATTGAGCCTAGATTAATTGAGCCTATAAAAGTAATACCAGAAAGAAAGAATATAACAAAATCAAAATCAAAACGATGCCCTAACGGAACTCGTATAAATAAACTAACTGGTAATTGTGAAGCAATTTTAACTAATTCTGTTAAAAAAGAAAATAAACCATTAAAACAAAAAACAAAATCTAAGCGATGCCCTAATGGAACTCGTAAAAATAAAATATCTGGACTATGTGAAAAAATTAATGAAGTTTAAATTAATTAATGCTTAAAAAAAAATTCTTTAAAAAAAATTCTTTAATATTATTATTTATTAATAATAATATGAGAGATTGTTGCACTAGCACAAAAAGAGCAAAAAAATGTAAAAGAAAAGATGGGAAACTATTTAGTCTTCCACGAAAATTTACCAAAAAACGTTGTGCTCACATTAAAGGTTTTACAATGCGTTCATCGTGTGCACCATATAAATATTGCTAAATTTATTTACTGTAGCTATAAAATAGAAATGCAGCAGTGGCTCCTAATAGTTGAGCAATTATATATACTATAAATTTGGCAGCATCTATTTTATTAGATAATAACATCATATAACTTACTGCCGGATTGAAGTTGCCACCAGAAACTTTGCCCCCAAAATAAATAACAGATGCTAAAGTAATACCTATTGCCAATGGATCACCTGACATTAAAATTACTGCCAAGAAAATAAAAGTCCCTATGAATTCTGTGAAAAATTCTAATAACATTTTATATATATAAAATATATATTATAAATTATTAATTATAAATAATTAATTATAAATTATAAATTATAAATTATAAATTATAAATTATAAATTATAAATTATAAAGAAAACGTCGAACTTATATAAAGTTATGGGCAAAGACAGAGCATTATCTACTATTTATGATCCAGATACAGATTCTGTAAAACACGTAGATGATACATATGACGGCAAACCTTTTTTTAGAAAAAATTGTGGTAAACCCAATATGTTCTTAGATTATTCAATAAAGATGGAATTTGCAATAGTTAAAATATTAATGGAACATCCACACGCAAATATTGTTTATTATTATGATATTAATAGTAAATATGTAGACATGGAACAAGTAGATACAGAAAAATCAAATCCCTTATATCAATCTGTTATGACACGCGAAGAATTAAATGAAATAATAGAAACAATGACTAAAGTAAAAGACTTTTTACAAGCACTAGGAATTATGTATATAGATTGGAAATTCGATAATATGGGAAAATCTGTGGAGGGAAAATATAAATTATTTGATTTTGATGCGTCTGGACTAATTGATTTAAAAACACAACAATGGAAACTCAAAGCAAATCCTATGTATTGGAGTTATAATGAAGCAATAAAAAACGGAGCACAAACACCAAAAGAAATTGATGATTGGTCTTTTAACTTTAATATTATTGAAGAAGGGGAAAAATTGGTTACAAACACATAAATGAAAAAATTTTACCATAAATAAACATGACTTAATATTTTAGCATTATAATAACCGTTTGATTTTCTTTTTTCTAATGCTATTGCTTGGCCTCTTTTTTTTGTCCCGGAATGCCTATTAAAATAATTTTGCATACGCTTGCGATCATTGTGATTCTTATAAGCATATAATTTTAAAGGTGTTCTGTCTTTAAATTGTTGATAATCTGATGCACCAAAATGTATTTTGCGTATTTTTTGTGTTGCTTTATTTTTAATATAGGCTGTGTATTTTTTCCCTGTAATTTTACTTCTCTCAAATTTTATTATTTTTTCACGCATCATTTTATTTTAAATTATATATAGTTAGATAAAATAATTATATAATATAATTATATAATAATTAAATAATAATGATAAAATAATAAAATAATCTATTTTTTTATAATTTTATTATTATAATATAATAAATACTATGAATGTACCTATTAAATATTTACCAAAACATATAACTAAAAAAGATAAAAAAATAATTTCACATGAATTAAAAAAATCGCGTAAAGCGTATAAAAAAAATAAATATATTACACGAAAACAAATTTCATCATATAAATCCAAACCTTCTCAACATATATTAAATGTTAAAAAGTTATATAATATTGATAAATTAGTAATTAATTCTAATCTCTCAAAAAAAACAGGATGTTCTATAAATTCATTACGCAAAATTGTAAATAAAGGACAAGGTGCTTATTATTCATCTGGTTCAAGACCTAACCAAACCAGTCATAGTTGGGGATTAGCACGGTTAGCTAGTTCTATTAGTGGAGGAAAAGCATCAGCAATAGATTATAAAATATTAGAAAATGGATGTAGCAAATCATCTAAAGCACTAAAGTTAGCTAAAAAAGCAAAACTAAAATATAAAAATGGAACGCACAGAGTAAGAAAAACTAAACTATTTTAGTGCTATGTATTTTTATTTAGAATACATTAATCCACCAAAGCCATTTTGAAACAATAATATGTTATATTTTTCTTCTAGTACATGTAAATTATAATAGTATTTATAAATACTTGTGGGGTCTCTTGATACTCCTATAACAACACCTGTTTCATCATCACATATTGTTCTAAAATTCGATGTTATAGGATCAATAGGAGGATTATTATAATTATTATATTCAAATTCAATAGTTTTAAATAAATTAGTATTAAATGCCCCATTTGGTTGTTGTTTAAACGGATCTGTAGTTAATGAAAAATTATAACAATATAATCCTGCTTTTGAACATGCTCCATTAGATTTATTATATTTTTCTACTTTACTAAAAATATTACTATCAAATTCTTGTTCTCTATATTTACCATCACAAATTATAGCAAAGTTTTTCATTATTTCGCATTGATTTGTTTGTGAATATATATCAGGGCTATAACCTGTTATATAAATATTTTTTGAAATATCACTACCATAACTAAATTGTGGGCTATAATATTTATAAGCACTTCCAATTCTAAGTTTTTCTAAATCGTTTGGTATTTTGTCTTCATATAACCAATTAGTATAATTAGACCATTCATTTCTAGAAGCAACATCACTTCTTTGAAAATACCACATCCAACCACTTATTAAACCTTTTGACTCTATTTTAACTTTGTTTGATTTTATAACTTTTTCAAAATTGTATTCATTTATTTCTCGTATTAAATAAGTCTGGCTATTTTTAGCAAAATGTTTTCGCTCTGCTTCTTCTAAAAAACATTGGGTACATATTAAATGAATATTACTATTTATTGTTGTTCTTAAATCTAGATAATCATCAATGTTAGAACTTAAATCTCTTTTTGGTGGAGGATGTATAAATCTTTTAAATTGGTAAGCTAGCTCGTTCTGAGTTGCTTGAATTTGTGGAAAATTATTATAGGGTATAGGATTTATAGAATTAATATATAATACATCTTTTATTGTAAATAATTCATTAATAGGTCTTAATGTAAAATCAATAAATAACTCACTATATTGTAAACATATTAATGGTAATGCCATTAAAGATGACATAGAAAACCAACTATTTATTGGTATATATAAATTATAATCATTTATTGAAGGTTCAATACCACTAATATCAGTATTAACATCATTAACATTAAAAGTAAACGCACTTGGATAATTATTATTTCTATTATTATAGTTTGCTGGGTCATTTAATTCGCTAATATTTCCTGTCATTTTATCAAATATTGCTTTTTTATGTGCATCAAAATCTCGCTCTACTATGTTTTGTAAATAATGACCACTAAATTTTTGTATTGTTATACCATCAATAGTTATATTAACTTCTTTAATTATTTGACAACCAATATTTTTAATCCATTTAAACTCATATGGTCTATATTCTGAATCACTATATTTTAAAACAGGGCTCCATATTTTGGGTAATTTTATTACTAAATACATATCCATTAGTAAATCTCCATAGCGCAAAATTTTGAAAGTAAACTTGGAAATCTTTGTAATGTCTAATTCGGTTTGTCCTACTTGATCAATTCTGAATTTTTGTAATCCAAAATTAGTATATTTAGAATAGGTTGACTTAAAAAAACTTTTAGTCGGATTACCAGTCAAAATAATATTTTGATTGCCTAGTGCTATTAAATTTAATAATCCGCCTGCCATTAATATTAATTAATATAACATTATAAATTTTATTTATGTTATAATATATTTTAAATTTTTTATAATGTAATTATAATATATACAAATTATAATTATGACGGACAAGTCTATGACGGAC